TTCTTCTACTCTATTTGCAGCAGTAGGTTCAGCAGAATCTACAGTACCAGCAGCAGAACCAGAGTGTGCAACTGTGATTCCTCCATCAGTTACAGCAGTACCACCTATTTCAAAAGAAATAGCTGCATTGCCACCAGATATTGCACCTTGTAAAGCAGTAATAATTTTAATTATTTTACCACCATCAGGTACAGCAACAAAAGTTGATGAAGCTGTTGAAATATCTTCTATTTCAGCAGTTAAAAAGTAATCGTTAAGTGTTCTCATTTTTTATCCTATTTATTTGCTTCGTTCCGACTTTAAAATAAATCTTCAAAGACCAAACAAAATTGTTAATTGATTGATGGGGGATTGCTCCCCCACCAGATTAAGTATTATGAAGTAGTTAAGTCTGTAACTAATCCACTAGCTTTTTCGTTTCTTGACACAAGAGTGTACTCTGCCAACATAAATCTCTGATCTGCATCAGCAGTTTGTGCTGGAGTTTGTAGAGCAAAATCTCTTAAGAAAGCAACAGCCCAGAAGTCCATCTCTAATATAAGAGCATCCTGACCTTTTTTAGCAGCAGTAGCATTTGCACCTCTGATAAATCGGTTTGGAGCAACTTGTAGAGTTCCGAAATCTGACTCATATACATCAATAGAAGTAACTAATCTTCTATCTTCTGCTTGGTCAAATCTAGTTGAACCACCAGTAAAGCCAGATAGTTTTTGCTTATTGAAAGCACCAACCATAATCATGTTTGGATTTCCACCTTCATTAAAGCATGATCTCAATACACCTTTTAACTGATCTTCAGTAAAAGCTCTTTGAGTTCCATCTGTTCTAGCAGCACCATTTCCATTACCAGAACCACCAGCACCTGCATCAACATTGGTTTCAATCCAAGTTTGACAGCCACCTAGTTTTCTAGCAGTAGAAGCATTACCAGCAGCTTTTGCTACATTAGATAAAAGAGCAGTTTCCATATCTCTTTTTAATTCTTTTGCAGATTTTGCTACTTGATAAGCTAACTCATTGTTTCTACCAGCAGCAGTTACAGCATCATTTGTTCCTGATACTTGAACAGCTTTTGTAGAAATTTGAGTATGGTTTTCTTCTTTAGTAGTTGCACTCAATGTAGGGTAACTAATTGTTGCACCCTCAACTGCATGGTTAGCAGCAACATCTGCTAGTGCATCTGTTTGCCATTGGTGAGTAGTTTGTGTTGCTTTTTCTTTAGCAACTCCAGACATAAAAGGTGTTTCAGTTGGTGATATTGAATAAATAATATCTGCCAAATCTTCTCTTATGCCGACTGTTTGGTATGTTTGATATACAGCCATTGTTTATCTCCTTATTTAGGTTATTGTTTATAAATAACGCATCAAAAGATCAGTTGCGTCTTTTGGACTTCCTGACTTTTTCAACGCTCTAATTTGATTCAACCTAGATTTAGAGTTTAATTCTTCTTTAGTAGATTTTGTGCCTGACTTAACAAACTTACCAGATGGTTTGATTTTTTTAGAAACTAAATTAGGTTTAACTTCTTTAGATTTCTTATAACCCATTCCATCCATAATCACATCAAACATTCTTGAGTCATAAATTCTTGAAACATCCTCATTAGAGAATCCTTTAGAACTTAAATAACTAACAATATTTGATTTAACTGTTGCACCCTTTATTGGGTCAGCTATCTCTGGATGTCTTAAGTGAAGTTTTCTTTGTTCTTCTCTTAATATTTCCTGAAATTGAGTTTGCTGATGCTCTCTCAATTTTTGCTGTGCATCTTGTATCGTATTTTTTCGTTTCTGAATTCTACGATCAATCTTTGCAGCTTCAGTTGGATCTTCATCCCAAAGTTTATCTAGTTCTTTGGAATTCATATCGTTGTTAATTTCAGCATTCAAAGTAACTACCAAAGAGTTTAAATCATCCATCTTTGTTGAATACTGTTTTTTAAGACGATCTTCTTCAGATTTTAGCTCTCTTTTTTCAATCGCTATTTCTTCAGTCTTTCGTCTATAGTCGGCATCTTTTTGATAACCTGCTTTTAATTCTTCAAGGTCAACATCAATCTTTTCACCATTAACTGTAACTTGGTGTAGATTGGTTGTTTGTTCTTCAATCGCATTTTCATCTTCTGATGCTTCTTCTTCGGCTGGAGCTTCTTGAGTTTCCTCTTGTTGAGCTTCAGGTTGTTGTTGAACTTCTTGATTATCTTCAGCTTTCGCTTCTGTTTCTTTCGGTTCAACTGGTGTTGCTTCTTCTTGTGGTTTGTTGATAACACCTTTGGTGTCCATCAAACCTTCAATATGTTTAGCAGCACCTTGTACTGAACTATTATTCAGTAAAGGATTTGAGTCAGACATATAGTCCTCCATAGTTAAGCTGTCTTGCGACTTGGCTTATTCTAACCATTGTGGTTAAAATTTTGTATTATCTTGTTGTTTTCTAAAATCTTCTAATTGTTTTGAAGCAAGTTTCCCTGTTTCAATAACAGTCTGAAGATGTTGTTCTACTTTTCCAACAACATTATAAGCAATCCAAAGTTTTTCTCTGGTATCACTTTCTTTAGCACCAGTTTTTTCAAGTAGTGCTTCAGAGTAAAGTTTTTTTAGAGAATCAACAGCCTCTATAAAAATTTTACTCTCCAGTATTTGTTTGGCTTGGTTGGATCGGCTGATCTCCTCCGATCTCCTTGCCTGGTCTTTGATTTTCATCTAGTCCTTGTACTTGTTTGCTGAACATATTAGCAGATTGTTGTGCTTTTTCAAGAATCTTGGATTGATTAGCCATCATAATCTTATCTAGGTCTGCATCAGCTTTTATTTTAGTAGTATCTAGTTGTGTATTATATTTTAAAGCTATTTCTTTTATCTTTGCTTCAAAATCTAAAGCCATTTCTTCTGATTTTTGTTGTAGCTCTTTGTATTTTAACTCAACATCAGCAATTTTTCTCTTATTCTCTGCATCAATTCTAGTAAATTCTATTTTTTCAATAGGAGTTAAAGGTGGTGGTGCAGGAGGTGGCATCATTTGTTTTCCTATATCAGGATCAACAAAGTAACTTTCTACATTTTTAAGTCCTGCATTCTCAATTACTTTAGTTAAAGTGTTATAAATATTTTTTAATGTAACCATAGGCATTTCTTTTCCACCTTGTAATTGAAATGCTTGTATCTGTCTTTCTAAAATACTATTTAATGTAATTGTTTGTTGTTCTTTAGAACCTGTTCCAAGTCCTACAACGATTGATATATTAAATCTATCTTTCCATTCTGTAGGTTTTACAGGAACATACATATTATTAATCATTACAACTCTTTGTTTGTCTTGATACTTAACCATAAGTTCAAATATTTTTTTAAATAAATCTTTAACACCTGTTTCAGCAAATATTCTTGCAATCAATTCTGATCGCATTTGTGTTTGTGTCATCAAAGCATTTACACCAGTTGCAGTTTTAGAATTTAATGTATCTGCATCTAGTCCTTGTGCTGATTTTGTAATACCTGTTCTTGCTTCTCTAACAGTATCTAAATAAGATAATAATGGAAATGCTTGATTAGATATTGGTTGAGCTTGTAAAGGTTGCATAACTTGATTCGGTGGTTGTTTAGTTCTAACTACACCACCAGGTCTAGTTGTTAATAGATCATCCATGTTTACCATACCATCCATAACTGCAACTCTATTATTATTTGTTAAATACATATTATCTAATAGCTGTCGCATTACAGTTGATTTCATTAATTGGATATCTTCAACTAATTCAGAAACTGATCTACCATAAAATCTATGTGGCATTGGTATAGGTGTAATTGTTACAAATGGAATATTATCACATGGCATATTTTCTAACACCATAGAACCATCATCTCCTGCTGAAATTATTTTTCGCAGTTCTGCAATACCATCTTCATCCTCATCATATCTGACATAAGATTCATAAATTAAAACTTTTGTGTTTTGACCTTGAGTATAATTATCTACTGGATATTCATCTACATTTCTTTGCCTGACCATATTTTCAGTATTATAAATATCATCACTAGATGCAGGAATTTTATTTACTTCTTCTTCTGGATAACCCATAGCCACCAAGTCTGATCTTGACATTAAAACTTTATGAGAAACAAAATCTGCTTCTTGAATTGTTTTAGCATTACGATCAATTAAAAATTCTTCAGGGGGTACAGATTCAATTTTTATTTTACCAGTTTTTTTAATTCTTTTAATTTTACAATTATATAAAACAAAGTCAGGAGTTTTTATTTCTGAAAGCTCTGTCATACCTTGAGCTTCATATTGTTCTATTACTTTTTCAAATTCTGCTTTGGCATCTTCATCTTCAAATTCTTCTTCAGCAATAATTTCTATTTCATCTTTAGTATCAGATAATGCTTCTTTATCTTCCATTGATAAGTTCTCATAAGTTTCAAATTCAACAGTTTCAGATTCATCCCAATAAATTTTTAAGAAACCATTTTTTTCAATCAATGCGTCTTTAAAAAAATTATATAATAATTGAAAGCCATCATTGTCTTTGTAAAAGACATGATTTAAATATGCAGTTGCTTGTTCAGCTAAAGGTACATCTTCAGCAGTTACAGGTTCACATTTAACAACTCTATCGGATGCTGTGAATACTCTTAATAAATTTGGTAAGATACTTTCAATCGTATCAGATACATCAGTTGATACTACTTGTGAACGACCATCTATTTCTGTTCCAAGTTTATCTCCTAAATAATATTCTATAGATTTTTTTCTACCTTCAGAAAGATTACCACCTAAATATCCTAAAGCATTTTCTATGTGATTACCAAGAAGGCTTTTTAATTTTAAATCAAATTCTATTTTTTTATCTGCCATACTAAACTATGTAACTTGTGTTAATATCAATTTGCTCTTTCCAGTTAGTCATTTTGCCACCAACAAAAGTACAACCATATCTAAAAGCATCTGCTGGATGACTGGCAAAGTTATGAATGGGTCTGTTTTTAAAACATTGGTTTTTATCATCCCACTTTTTTTGGTAAGCCTTCAAAGCCTCTACTCCTTGATATGTTTTATTTTTATCAAAATAACATTTAGGTAAGTCTTTTCTAACAGCTTCAATCCCATCTTCAATAGAAAGTTTTGGAGCTATATCAAAAGATATACCTAATTCAAGAGCTGATTCTAATCTTGATTTTCCGAAAGCTCCTAATTCCCTAACTTTTATATCATGTGGAGCTATATGTCTATCATATTTATAAGGTTTGGAGTCTAGCAGGTCAGCATAGAAATCTAATCCTTCTCCAGATGATTCTTCATAATCAATAACTCTAATTTCATCTTTATGCCTTTGAACAAACCAAATAGCTGTAGAGTCTTTTAATCCTAGATCCCACCATGTTTCCACATCTAAATTTTCATCATAAGGTACATCAGTAATTTTATTTGTCTTTTCTAATTCCTCAATGATTGCTCCATAGTATGATCCAGTAATTGCAGCTTGAAATGAACACTCAAATTCCTGGTCGTATAAATCTTCTGACATCATTTCTTTGGCAGAGTCTAATTCATCTTGATCTAGTATATTAGTTTCACTTGCCTTAAACACCCCAGTCCACCAATCCTTCTGCTCTTGTGCATCTTTGTGTAATTTGTAAAAATAATTTTGTCCTTTAGGTGTGCCAATAAAAATACACCATCCCTTTCGGTCTGCCAATGCAGGTCTGATAATCTCTGGAAATATTGTTGGAGATATGCTTTGTGTTTCATCCATGACACATCCATCTAAAAATATACCTCTCAATGCCTGATCATTCTCTGCACCTAAAATTGTAATCCTTGCACCATTAGGAAAATCGCATCTTAATTCTGATTCATTAAATTTAACAAATGGTATGTTCTTGCCGAAATTTTTTATGTAATCCCATGCAGTAGATTTACCTTGTTTGAATGTTGGCGAAATAAAGGCATATCTTGGATTAGGTTTAGGGTTGGTCAAAGCATCTCTAATCATGTGATTGATACACATTACAGTCTTGCCAGACCTCCTATGTGCAACAACTACATTAAATCGGTGCTTAAGCATCTCATTGTGCAAAAATTTTTGTAGTTTTCTAGGTGTATATGGAATTGTGATTTCTGCCATTTTTAAATAAAACCCCCCTTAATGAATAGTTCTATTCAAAGTATATTGCAATGGGTTTATTCCTAGTTCTTCAATCATGTAATCGCTGAAGTCATGTGCTTCGTTTAAATCGTTAAAGCCATCAAAATGTATTATGACAGAATTAGTTGATTCTGAAATAACAACTAACGCATGAATCTTTGGTTTATCTGTTTTGAACATTATCGGCTCTCCTTGTTTAGATATATATACCTCCTGTAAATTATTATCTAGCACAAAACACAATATCTGGTACTGGGTCGCACAAAACCCCCCAAATTTAGAAACAACTTTTAGTTATTACTGATAACGATCACTTATAAGTGCAAACTAAAAAGAGAAATAATATTAATTTATTAAATTATAAAGCTAATAGGTCAAACTAACTAACATTTTTCTTATAAGGACTTGACACAACTTTGTATTTAAAGTTTGAAAAACTTAATACTATTTGATGTAATTAATATTGATTTTATTGAATTAATCTTTAGACCATTTGACAATCAATGGCTTATTATCAGCATTTGAAAGCTGTAATTTTTGAGCATTATCGTTATATTTTCCTAATAATTTTGATGCTTTCCATTTATTTAATTGAACAAATTCTTTAATTAAATGGCTTGTAGCTAGATCCCCTTTTCCATTTGCTTTAAAATCTTCAATCGCTTTCTTCAATTCTGTGTTGCTTTCAGATAAAAGCAATTCAACACCATCTTCTTTAGCTTCATCAAAGAGCTTCTTTAGTTTATCGCTTTTTCTGATTGTCTTTCTGAAGCCCTCATAAGAAAGCCCTTTATCATCTAGGACAGATT